GGCTATCTCCTGAAACTCGGATGAGTCAGCAGCCAGCGCGAATGTCTCGGCTTCACAGTGCGGAAGATGCTCTCTAAGCATTTTCTCCATGTAACCAATCCGCATCTGCTTATCGAGGCGCTCAACCTCTTCATAAACCGCTTCGTTATCTTCTTCAGTGAAAGTCGATACGATGCGTTCAATTTCTACGGCCTGTTGTGCGTTCATTTCGACCTCCAGGCTTGTTTAAGCTGAACCATAGCCATTGCCCACAACGCCGGACTGCGAAGCTTTATGGCGGCTCTGGCGGTGAACTGAGCGGTGTTAAATGGCTTGTTCATGGCTCACCTCGCTGATTAAGTGTGTCTTTCAACCACCGGCCAATGCAGCGCATTCGGCGGGTGATGATTTCGAGTAATGTTTCAGATTGAGCGCCCATGAGCGGGCACCCAGCGTAAGCAAGTTGCTGCATTGGGTAACTCCTGATTGATAGGTATTCATTGCTGAACCAACTCGTAAATTGGCTTAGCGATGGGTAAAAAAATGGCCGCACAATGGCGGCCTAAGTGATGATAAGAGGGGTTATGTCTTCTTACTGATACATCATCAAGCCCACTGTGAAATGAGCTTTGTGATGGTCAGCTTGATTGCTTGACGCTGTAATTTCCGTTCTTCTTTAATTCAACACAGAAGTATCTGGAGTCTGCGATTCCGATGCCCCACGAATCAGACGTTCCGTCGCCAACTCGCTTTTCTTTGATGAAGTGGCGCAATGCTGCCATCGCCGCTTCAAGGTCATCTCGCGATTCAATCGTCATGGTTATTCGCATCACATAACCCTCATCAATCCAATAACCACGCCACACCAGAAGAGGGCGCATGAAACCAACATCCAAAACCAAACCTTTCCTCTGAAGCTCATGCTTACCTCTACTTGTAGGCGTAAAAAAAGCCGCTAGGCGGCTGTATTCAGTGCGCCCCGTAGGGCGCGGTTGGTGTTAGTACGTTAGGTTGCGAACCAGAGGTGCAGCCGTTGAACCGCCGCTCATCTGCACGCGAACACGGCTTACTGACGGCTTGGAGCGTTCTTCGCCGGTGTAGCTATTGAATGTGCATGGCCCCAGCACCAGGCGGGGAACTCCGCGAAGAATTATGGTTTTACCGGCTTTTGGATGCTTGCGATATGCCCTGCGGCGTTGTGCTGCGTTCATCGTGTAACCCTCTGCTGTTAGTCGGCCATCTGACGAGCAAGCCAGCGTTGCGCGCCTGCTGCGGTTTTAAAATCTCGGCTCTTGGTGAACGTCATCGCGGTAAACGTGCCGTTTCCGTTTGGGAAAACGCCAGTCTTTACTGTTTCGTTGTTGCCCATATCGTGAGTAGTGTTCATCGCTAATCCTCAGTGGTTTTATGCCTGCCGCCCCAAACTGGCAGCGGCAGGGTAAATCCACTCGTCATTTGAAGCTGCTGATGCGTTCGCCGGGCGCTAACCGGTTACTTAGTGATGCTTTACGCCTCCTTTCCCTCACTGCGTCGCCGTGGGAACCCGACCTGTAACACCGTCGTCGCGTGGCAGGCCTGTAGGCCATAAGCCGATTTACTGCTTCATTGGCTTGATCTCCTTTGTTGATAATTCGTCACCCAGTCCTGTCCGCTGCATGCCGTTAGTGCCATACCCCCGTAAGGGCTGGGGACTGCCGGGTACTGAGTTGTGCAGATCTCTCTGCTCAGTACTAGGTGACTAAACCTGATTGTTAAAGAGCGTCCCGGTGGTTTGGGGTGACGTTGTTGCTGTCGATGGAGTGAGTTTAATAAACAATAAACTTTATCGTCAAGTAAATGCTAAACATAAAAGCAAGGTTAAGCGTTAACTAATTGAGTGTTTAGAGAATTTAGTTTTCAGAATTTATGTGAAAGGATTGGTTTGGCAGGGCTAAGGGGATTGTTTTTGGGGCTAAGAAAAACCCGGCGCGGTGGCCGGGTGTCTGTTGGTGGTAAGCTTTATTGGTGGAGATAAGCAAACATGAGGATTACCACAGCATAGAAGTCCAGAACATGCGTCCAATGATCTCCACCTGATCTATGTCCGCCTCTTCATCATCGTATTCAGCGCTATTGAAACTACGAATTATTACCTTGTTGGGCCCCGAACGATGAAGTGCTTTCAGGCGCTTCCAGCCATCCTGATTGATAGCGTAAACCTTGCCATCGACAATTTTCTTATCCAGCAGGTTTATTGCAACGGTGGTTCCTTCAGGAATCAATGGTTCCATGCTGTTTCCGTGCGCGGGAAAGCAAAGGACGCTGCCTTTCTGCGCTCCAACGCGCTTAAGCGTCGCTTTCGAAAAGCGCAGCATGAATCCGTTGTAGTCTTCATCACCATAGCTGCCATCACCGCACGCCAGTTCTATATCTTTCAGGAATGGTACTTCGACCTCATCATCAGGTAATGGGGTATTACTGTCCCAAGCGTCAACAGTTCCCCATTCGTTTTCTGGCGGGATAGTTGACACTCTTTTTTTGGGGCCGGCCATATCATCAAGATATCCGGGCGGCATGCCATAAGTTCCTTCAATTCTTCTGGCTGCTTTTTCCCCAAAGGACGCCTTACCTGTCATTAGCTGCGACAGGTAGCTTTTCTCCTTCGCTGGGAGGGATTTCCCGGCGAACCATTCTTTTAGGCGCTCACGCCGATTTTCAGTCATGTCCATACATCCATTTTGCTTAGCAACCACTAAACAAGCAAATGCTTGACGATTGGTTTAGTGTTTAATAAACTTCATTTAACTTATGAGGTGACCTATGCAACTAAAGCAATACATCGATGAATTAGAGCGTGGTGAAGCGAAGAAGCTTGCAGAGCGTCTTTTCGTTTCAAGCTCTTACTTGTCTCAAATGGCTTCTGGTCGTTGTTCAATATCTCCGGCCCGCTGCGTAGAAATTGAAGCCGCTACGGATGGCAAGGTTAGTCGCCGCGATCTCCGCCCTGACGATTGGCAGAAGATTTGGCCTGAACTAACTGCCGCATAACTTAGGAAAATTGTAAATGGAATCAGTCGCAACAAGTCGCAATTCAGTGCGCGTCAACTGCAAACCTGAAGTGCTGGAGAGCTTCTTTCACAAAGAGGCCATTTTGCGCGGTAACAAGCCGCTTGCGATGGGGATGGGGATCCACCCTTCGGGGTTGAGCCGTGACAAGGTTCGCATCGTGAAGATGGCGGCGCGGATGGTGTTGGAGCTTGGATTGCCTGAAGGGTGCGTTGCAGCTCCAGGATGCGAGCAAAACGTAGTGCTGACCGGCGATGAGGCAAAAAAGTTGCTTTCGATACTGGAGCACATCCGGGAACCAAAGACGGAATAGGGGGCTTTATGGCCTTGGACACTTTTGTTTACGACAACATCAAGAAGCAGCTGGTGAAAGAGGGATTCAGCGAAGTGCTGGCTCAGGGGGGGGCATCACACGGAGCCGACCTTTACCGGCGGAAGTCACAGGCGAGCAGGAAGGGGATGATTTATGACGACTGTCTCACGCTTGCGCGCCAATACGTTCTTGCGAGCTGTACCAAGGAAGAAAAACCGGAGTCAGGGAAGAAAAAGAGCCGAACAGTTGCAGCTGCTCGGCCGACACTCTTCTAGATAGGAGTTCTGCTATGAACAACCTGATTGTGATCGAAGACACGGCCATTCGTCAAGACTCGGCTGGCCGTTACTGCCTGAATGACTTGCATCGGGCCGCTGGTGGTGAGGAACGCCATAAGCCGAAATACTGGTACGCCACACAGCAAACGCAAGAACTTGTGCAACTTTTGACCGAGGGAGGAATTCCCCCCTCGCAAGAAAATCAACCAATTAGCGTTATTCGCGGTGGGTTGGAGCAGGGCAGCTATGCCTGCAAAGAGCTGGTTTACTCCTACGCCATGTGGATCAGTGCCGCCTTCAACCTGAAGGTGATACGCACCTTCGACGCAGTGCAAACCGCATCACCGATGACCGAGCTCGAAATGATCGCTCTGATGGCGACCAAGGCCGCCGAGCAGCAGCGCCAGATGAACGCATTACAGCTGCAGGTGAGCGGTGTAACCCAGCAGATTGAAGAAATCTCGACCGGCGCCATTCCTCCGGGTTGGCAGACTGTCCGCAACCTGGTTGCTGAATCCGGCCTTTCCGACGGGAAGGTGAGAGCGTTGATCAGCGCCTTCCATGTACCCAGCAAGAAAATCCCCTTCAACGCACCCGGCGGAATTTTGACGAATGCGACGGTGGCGAAAGAGGACGATTTCATGTCTGCCCTGGGCGAGGTGCGTCGAACGGCAACGCGCGCCTGCCGCAGCAAGTATTGGTATCACCCGCGCCTTGGCCGCTTTGAGATGAAAGAGCTGCATGACTAGCCGCGAGGTTGATCGGTACTACGTAGACAGCCACGGCATCCGCGTGCATGTCATCCGTTGGGATATCGGCGAGAACCGAGTGATTTTCCTGCGTGATGGTTATGAGCATGGCGAGTGCATGCGGTCTGTCGAGAACTTCAATGAGAATTTTAAGCGAGTTGACGTATGAGCTTAGACGCAATGCGCTGGGCCAAGAAGGTAAAGACGGGGAAGTCGTCGGCCAAATCTGTTCTGACTTGGCTGGCTGATATGTGTGGTGCTGATCACTGCGCGTTCCCATCTATCCCGGCATTGGCCGAGGCTACCGAGCTGGACAAAAAAACGGTGCAGTCGAGCCTACAGCATTTGATTGCTATCGGGCTGATTGAGGACACCGGGGAGCGGAGAGGGCGGACACGGCAGATACCTGTCTATCGTCTTGTTGGCGTTGAAGAAAGTATCACTGACGCAGAACACACCCAAAAACGGGAACATTACCAAAAACGGGATCGTTTGATGGCTCAGAGTCAGAAAGCAAACACACCCAAAAACGGGAACATTACCGAAAGCGGGTATGTTTCAGATAAGACACCCGAAAACGGGATGGTTAAAGAAGGCGAAACGATCCCGTTTTTGGACGGAAACACACCCAAAAACGGGATCCGGAATCTACCAGGAATCTTAAACCCAAAAGAAAAACCCCCCATAGCCCCCCAGAACGATGCTGGAGCAGCGAACCAATCAGCTGAGGCTGGGGAAGTTCTCGATTTTCTGAATGAAAAAATCAACGGCAGGACGCCAAAGCGTGCCGACACGTTGCGTGAGATTACCGAACGCCTGGCGGACGGTAACAGCGCCGCTGAACTGAAGCTGGTGGCTGAACACCGCGCAAGTCTGCTTCTGGGCGATCCGAAGATGGGGCACATGCTCAGCGCCAAGATGATTTTCGATGCCGTCCGGTTCGGCGGTTATCTTGCTGCTGCCAATGCCTGGGATCGTCAGCGCAGCCACAAAGCCGCTATGGCCGAAGCGGTCGAACAGCAGCGCCAGGAGCCGGTGGCCGGTGACGCGCCGGAGATTGATTTCGATGATGCGTTTGATCGCCTGCTGATTGAGGGCTTACAGCCTGAGAACCCGGCAGAGAAACAGGCACTACAGCATGTTCAAAAACACGGTTTCAGTTCCAAGATTGAAGAAAACGCACGCCGTGAGTGGCGGGTAATTTTGGCTAAGGCGTATGCCCGCACAGGAGGCGTTGAAGCATGACAGATCAACCGAATATTCCAGACAACAGCGATAACGTGCTGTCGTTCACCAAGCGATTTGACGAGAACGCGGATATTCGCGAAATGCGAAATTTAGTCGATGCAGAGCCGACAAAGGTTAACCGCTGCACGCACAGCAAAATACTCGTGGATTCTCATCAGCGTCAACTGACATGCCGCCAGTGTGGCGCTGTTGTTGATGCTTTCGACTGGATCTATTCAGTCACAACGGAAGAGACAAAAGTTGATTGGGAGCTTCGCGGATTACGCCGTGAAATAACCGATCACCGGCAGGGGCTGGAGAAGCTGAAGCGAGAAGAGGTGAACTGCAAAGCGCGGATTAAAAATGCCAGTTTCAAACTCAATGACCTCCGCATTGAGACCGAAAAAGCCGAGAAGGAGCTTAAATTCCTTGCTGACCGACTGGAACAGGTAAGGGGATTGCGTGAGGGTAAAAAATCATGAGAGCAATAGTCAAAGCAGCGGTACAGCATGATCTGGGTATTGCCCTGATCCCGGTAGACGAAAAGCTGGCGTTTTACATGACAGGCCGCGTGATGGTTTCCACACTGCCGAAAGAGTTCAAAGACGCGCCTGAAGGCATTCTGCCGGCAGTAGAGCATGAGATCGCCAATGACCCGCGCCTGCAGGATTTCTTCCAGCATGAGCGCGTGACGAACGCCTGCGGTGGCGTTAACGCGATTGAGGCCTGGGCGACGCAGTTCACCAAATGCCAGTACAGCAAACACGATCGGCCGGCGACTATTTTGGACACTGAACGGGTAGGGCATTCAGCTGTTCGCATCTGCCCACAGTGCTACAAGCAAAGCCTGGGTGTATCACCGAAGATTGAAAAAATCGCTGCTCGCAACACAGCGCGCTGGGTGGTGGCAACAGCAAAACACCGCCTGAAGTCTGAGGGACAGCTGACAATCCCTGAGCTGATGCTGTGGGCCATGCTGTCCGGCGTATTCGACCTGATCCCCGATGACGTCGCGCGCACCGTCACCGACTTACCGGAGCCAAAGGTGATCACCGGCACCCGCAAGGAATCCGAGATGGACTGCACGCCGGGGGCCACTGCGATTATTTCCAAACAGGCGGTCAAGTGCTTCACCGTGGATCCTGAACCGCCCAAGGCTTTCATGCTGCGGCCGAAGCTTACCCGCGTAGAGGACAGCAAATACACTCGCTGGGTGAAATCGCAGAAGTGCCTGGGCTGTGGCGCCCGCGCTGATGACCCTCACCACATCATCGGCCACGGTTTGGGCGGAATGGGAACCAAGCCCAGCGACTACCTGACAATCCCGTTGTGCCGCACCTGTCACCGCAATTTGCATGACGACCCAACGGCCTGGGAAGCCGAACATGGGAGCCAAACAGATTTGTTCGCGCAGTTCTTCGACTACTCGGTATGCATGGGGGCTATCTCATGAAAGAGGTAACCATAACACGCCAGCAGTACCGGAATATCTGCGATGCACTGTTGAACACGGCCAATCTGAACGAGCAGCTTTTGCTGCTCTCTACCGCCGACAAGCGTTCGGAAAGAGTTCATCGCCAAGCCAGCAAGCTATTACAAAAAATTCGCCAGCAACTTCAGGAAGCCGTGGGAGAAAACAATGAGATTAGAGTCGATTCCAAAATACTTCGCACCGAAATCACCGACCTTTAGCGACTCACCGCGCGCGACAGCTTCGGATTCTTTGACCGGTACTGACGTGATGGCGGCATTCGGGATGTGCCAGGCTCAGGCGGGGCTGGGCCTTTCGGCATTCATGGGGAAAATGGGCGTCAGTGATGCCGACAAGGTTAAGGCAGTAATGCTGCTGGCGGAGAAGGGCATGGCTGAGTCAGTTCGTGTGGCGCCACTGAGAAAGCTGCAGGATGAGACACGAGTTCGCGTTGTTCTGGCGCTATCAGTTTTTGCCTTCCTGGATTACTCCCGCAGCGCATCGAGTGAGGTTGCTTGTGATTGTTGCTCCGGTACCGGATTCATTGAGGCCGAAGTATTCACGAATAAAGTTCACACCCCTTTCCCGGCGAAGGAGATCGTCAAAGCGTCGATCCGGTTTGGCGTGGAGGGTTTCAGACCTTCCGAATATGAAGTGTGTCGGAAACTGAGAGAGGTTGTTCGCGTTAAGTGCAAAAACTGCAACGGGAAAGGCAAGATATCGACGGCCTGCCGTGATTGCTCTGGCAGAGGTACTGCAGTTGATAAGAAAGAGACAGCAAAGCAGGGGGTTCCGGTCAGAGGAGACTGCAAGCGATGTTCAGGCCGTGGGTATGAGCGCATACCAGCGTCACACGCTTACGCAGCTGTGCAACAGGTTACGGATGCCATTTCCTCGGCGACCTGGGACAAAACCGTGAAGCCATTTTATGACGGCTTAATTCGCATCCTGGAGAGCGAAGAGAGCCATGCGGAACGGGTATTGCAGCGAGTAACTGCATAGCGCGTAAAAAAAATAGTGCAATATTTTATCGTGAGCTATTTACTTTTTCCGAAAACTGGGTGATTATCTTTCTAACACTAGAAATCCGTCTGATTGTTAAGGTGGATTCAAAAATTTCAAAGGCTGCCTTCGGGTGGCCTTTTTGCATTTCAGCCCCAGCCAACGGACGACACACACGGCACCCTCTTACCGGCAGCGTTTACGGCTGGTGGCTGATCCCCTCATCTTGGAGTTCACTATGAAATTTTCCCACTTACCCGATGGCGCGAAGTCCCAGGCGCGCGAAGCTCTGAAGCATGCCCTTGCGGCCTGTCATGGCGTAATTGATGTGGAAGCGCTTGGTTAGGCTATCGCGGGTGCCTATATCGCAATGGAAGGGTATGAGAGTGAGCCAGCTGATCAGCCGACGCTTATCGGTTGCGACGGCGAAGTAAACATCCGCATCACCACCAAACCATAAGGCTGCCACTGGCGGCTTTTTCTGTTTCATGAGCGCCAACCGCCCGGCGGGAGGTAAGGATGACACGAATGCTAATCAGAGCAGCCGATGGAGCCGTGCACACTGGTAGCGCAGTGTCATTCGTCCTCGGCATCATTAATTATTTCTCACAGAGCGAATGGATCATTCTCGGCGTCATCTTCGGCATGTTCTGCTCTGCGTTTGGTATTGCCCTCGGTACTTACTTTCGCTGCCGGCGCGAGCGGCTTCTGCGTGATTGGATAAAAAAACGCACGGAGACGATCGACACAGAAGAGCTTGAAATGTTGGAGCGTGAGTGATGGGGAACAAATCAAAACTCAGCGCTGTAATGTTGGCGCTGATCGCCGCCGGCGCATCTGCCCCGGTGATGATGTCGCAGTTTCAGGAAGAGAAAGAAGGCCAGCGCCTGACTGCATACCAGGACGGTGTTGGTATCTGGACGATTTGCGGCGGTGTGACGATGGTCAACGGTCAGAAGGTTGTGAAGGGCCAGCGTCTGACCGCTGAGCAGTGCAAGCAGATTGACGCAGACGAGCAGAAAAAGGCGCTCGACTGGGTAGACCGCAACGTCAAGGTTACGCTGACTGAACCGCAAAAAGTCGGCATCGCGTCATTCTGTCCTTGGAACATCGGCCCCGGTAAGTGCTTCACCTCCACCTTTTACAAGAAACTGAACGCTGGCGACCGCATTGGCGCCTGCCGCGAAATCCGCCGTTGGATATTTGACGCCGGCCGAGATTGCCGCATTCGTTCTAATAACTGCTATGGACAGATTCTGCGGCGCGATCAAGAGGCCGAGCTGGCTTGCTGGGGGATGGATAAATGAGATATCTACCGTCAGCGGTATGTTTCGCAGCGGCCGGTTATCTTGCCGCTCACAGTATTGATAGCTGGGGCTGGTTCCTGTTCGTCGGAGTGATTCTGCTATGAACCGAGCGACCACGATAATTGCCGCTGTGTTGCTGGTGGCTGTCATGGCCGCCTGCTGGGTAGCCAGCTATTACCAGGGAAAGTCGGAGAAGTTGGAGGGCACGGTCAAGCAACTGCAGAGCGATAACAGCCTGCAGGCGAATACAATCGCCACACAGGCGCTTCAGTTCCAGCGCGCCAACGAAATCAGCAACGCGGCGAATCAGTACGGCATCAACGCCGACGCGGCCACACAGGGGAAAGAAATTGAATACCGGACGATCCTCAAGAAACAGCCGACGTGCGATCTGGCTGTGCCTGCCGCTATTGCTGGTGGGCTGCTCGACTACACGCACCGTCTACGTTCCCGCGCAATGTCAGCCGATACCATCGTCGCTGACGCAACCGGTGCTGGCGCCACTGCCTCCGGCCCCCTGACTTATTGCCAGGCTGTGCTGTGGATTGATCCGCTGCTGGCCGCGCTGGACAAGGCTAATAACCAACTGCTGGCGATACGCCAGTTAGACAAGGGAGTACAGGATGGAAAACAAACATCACAGTAGTGATGAAGATTGTGGCGAATCGTGGGCTACCGGTAGCTTCGAAGATGCAGCCAGGCCGTTAATCAGATGGTTGGCTGAAAACGCACACCCGCACCACACAGCCATTGTCACCAGCAACCGCGCTGAGCTGTTAGAAGCGCAATCAGTGGTTGCCACTGAAGTCTATTTGAAAGGGTAGTGGCTGTTTTACAAAATTCTGCAGAAGGCATTCGCTGAGTGCCTTTGACAGAATAAACACGATGAATTCATGGGTGGTGGTCAGCTGCGCCGCCGAGGTTACATCCAGCGAACTAGCAGGAAGTTCTGAATGGCAAGATTAAATCTCGAAATCATTCATCCCAACAACGCGGATGTGAACAACATTTTCGCCATGATGGAGCGCAAATATGCTGGCCGACCAGCAACAGCGGAAACCATCAAGGAGATGGAGAAGGAGGCTGCTCGACTAATTCGACGGCTAATCACCACGAAGGTGACTTTCGCAAAATAGTCACAAGGAGTCGAAATGACGCTGACAGAAGAACAGAAGGCGCTTTTCGATGCCCTGACGAAGCTGCAAAAGAAATTCGTTACCTGCCTATTGAATGGCGACCGCCAGGCGGAGGCCTACCGTAATGCGGGAGGGAAAGCGAAGGGCGACGGAGTCCACTCGAAAGCCGCTGTGATGGTAAGAAATGGTAACGTCCAAGCCTTCCTCAAGTCCGTGCAGTACGAAGCCATCAACGAGGCAATCATGACGCGCACCGAAGCGCTGGAGCGTTTGTCGAAGATGGGCCGCACAGCGCTGACAGATATCGCAGAATTTAAAAACTGCCAGATAGGCGAGGACGAAGAGGGAAAACCGGTTTATCAAGCGTCCTGGGCATTTCGCGATTCGGCGTTGCAAGACCCCGAAGCGATGGCGGCCGTTGCCGAACTGACGACGGGCAAGGACGGCATCAAGTTGAAGATGCACGACCCGAAGGCGGCGATTAAGCAGCTCGGCGAAATGATGGGTTGGGAAGCGCCGAAGAAGACAGAGCTATCCGGCCCCGGTGGTGGTGCTATCAAAACCGAGAACACCAACATGTCAGCCGAGGAGGCTGCAGAGGCATATCGCAAGCTGATGGGGTAAACTGATACAGGTAGGACATTGGGCTGGGCCATTTGGTCAAGCGCCACCCGAGAGGGGAAAGGGAGACGATAAGCCGTCTCAGGCCCAATGTCCTACCGTTCACCACCACCCCAAAACTGACGAGGCTGTTATGGATTTACAAAAGCAAAAAGACCTTATTGCAAGCCTATATGAAGAGCTGGTAATAGCGAACGGTCTCATTAAAGAGATTTGTAAGGAGCGCGGCATCCCAGAGCCGAAAGCCTCACTGCAGAGAATGGATAAAGCCATTAAAAAAGCAAAAGAATCAATGTCTGATAACATTTAAGTAAAGGTCGATAAGCCGTCTCTGAACGAAACTTCTTACCATTTCGCCGCAACTGCAAAGTCCCAAGAAATAACTGTTTCCGCCATAAAATCGACTATGCAAAAACACCCTTGTTTTATGCATCGTTTATGCAGTCCGTTTCCGACCAATCCGACGAGAAAACCCTGACAAATCACCCACTGAGCGTAATCAGCGGGTGAGTGCTGTTTCGCCGGTGCGGGTAACGGTCATTATGTTAAATAAGCCCCTTTTTCACACATTTTTCCCAGAGTAGCGAGCTATGCCTATTCCGTTCCCGTTCGACTTCAAAAACCCGGATTACACCCAGGTGTTCGAATGGCGGATGGAGCGCCTGCAGCGCATCAGGGCCAACCCGGAAACACTGCCCGCTATTCGTGAGTTTTATCGCACCAACCCGGCACAGTTCATTATCGACTGGGGCATGACGACCGACCCCCGCAACATCGACTACGGCCTGCCGGTGACAATCCCGTTTTTGCTGTTCCCCAAACAGGAAGAGTGGATCCACTGGATTATGACCCGACGGGAAAACATGGAGAACGGCATCACGGAAAAGAGCCGTGAGATGGGGCTGAGCTGGACGGCAATCGGGCTGGCTTGTTCGCTGTGCCTGTTCAACAAAGAAATGGTGATTGGCTTCGGCTCCCGTAAAGAGGAATACGTGGACAGCACCGGTGACCCAAAGGCGCTGTTCTGGAAGGCGCGAAAATTTGTTGAAACGTTGCCGGTGGAGTTTCGCGGCAGCTGGAGCGAAAAAAAACACGCCCCCTATATGCGCGTTGAATTCCCCGATACGGGCGCCGTTATCAAAGGTGAGGCTGGCGATAACATTGGACGCGGTGACCGCACCACGCTCTATCTGGTGGACGAGGCGGCATTCTTGCAGCGCCCTTTGCTGATTGATGCTGCGCTGTCACAGACAACGCGCTGCCGTATCGATTTGAGTTCGGTCAACGGCATGGCCAACCCATTCGCCCAAAAGCGCCACAGCGGGAAAATCCCGGTGTTCACGTTCCACTGGCGCAGCGATCCGCGCAAAGACGATGCCTGGTATCGCAGGGAATGCGACAAAATCGATAACCCGGTGGTGGTGGCGCAAGAGCTCGACCTTAACTACAGCGCATCCGCCGAGGGCGTGCTTATCCCGTCCGATTGGGTTCAGGCCGCTGTTGATGCGCATATCAAGCTGGGTATTCAGCCTACTGGTAAACGCCTTGGCGCAATGGACGTTGCAGACGAAGGGCGCGATAAAAACTCCTTTTCGACCCGCCACGGTTTCCTGCTGGAGAACGTTCGCGAGTGGTCAGGTGTCGGCAGCGATATCTACCAGTCGGTTGAGAAGGTTTTCGGGTTCTGCGACGCGGACAACATCGATGAGTACCGTTTCGACGAGGACGGATTGGGGGCTGGTGTTCGCGGCGACGCCCGCGCCATCAACGAGCTGCGTAAAGCCGCCCGCCGGCCGATGATTCTGGCGACCCCATTCAGGGGAAGCGGCGCGGTATTCGACCCCGACGATGAAGCAGTACGCGGCGACAACGGTCAGCAGGCGCGACTGAACAAAGATTTCTTTGCCAACGCCAAAGCGCAGAGCTGGTGGCGTCTGCGCAAGCTGTTCCAAAACACCTACCGCGCGGTTGTCGAAAAAATGCCGTACAACCCCGACGAAATAATCTCCATCAGCAGCACGATGGAAAACAAAGACAAACTCATCATCGAACTTTCACAGCCGACCTACTCAATCAACGGGGTGGGAAAAATCGTTGTGGACAAACAGCCTGACGGCACCAAATCGCCCAACCTGGCCGACTCGGTGATGATCAGTTACGCGCCAATGAATTCAGCCCTGAATATCTGGGAGCTGTTAGGGAGACAGGCCTGATGGCACGAAATAAACCCACCTCAAAGCGGACGGCACAAGCTACCGCTGACGGGTACGAGAACTTTGTCGCCCGCGTTGGGATGCAGACCCCTAACCAGCACTCAGCATCGACTTACCGGGCAAACTTCACCAGCCGCAACCGCATGATGATTGAGTGGTCATATCGCTCATCCTGGGTGATTGGTGAGGCAGTAGACGCCATCCCTGACGATATGACCCGCAAAGGCATTCGCATCACGTCAGAGATTGACGCGAAAGACCGTGGCGTCATTGAGTCGCAACTGGACAACATGCAGATCTGGGATGCACTGAATGACGTGCTGAAATGGTCACGGCTCTATGGCGGAGCGGTTGGCTTTATCATGATCGAGGGGCAAGCGCCGTTTACGCCGCTGCGTCTGGAAACTATTGGCGAAGGCAAGTTTAAGGGCATCCTCCCGCTTGACCGCTGGATGATTAACCCGGTGCTCACCCGCCGCATTAAAGAGATGGGGCCAGACCTCGGTAAGCCCGAATTCTACGACGTTGTGACGACCGCTACGGGTATTCCCGCCTGGCGGATACATCACAGCCGCCTGATCCGGTTCGACGGCGTTACGCTGCCATTCCAGCAGAAAATGACCGAGAACGAATGGGGGATGTCAGTTGTAGAGCGCATCTGGGACAGGCTGACCGCATTCGATAGTGCGACGGTAGGCGCTGCGCAACTGGTTTACAAAGCACACCTGCGCACCTACAGCGTGGAGAAGCTTCGCGAACTGATCGCGCTTGGCGGCCCCGCGTTTGAGGCACTTCTGAAAAATATCGACCTTATCCGCCAGTTCCAGAGCAATGAGGGCATGACCCTCATGGATACCAAGGATAAGTTTGAAACGCACCAGTACAGCTTCAGCGGGCTGGATGACGTCATTTCACAGTTTGCAGAGCAGATCAGTGGCGCCGTCGGCATTCCGCTGGTGCGCCTGTTCGGTCAGTCACCGAAAGGTTTCTCAACGGGTGATGCTGACCTTGCCAACTACTACGACCGCGTCAGCTCCCTGCAAGAGCGCCGCCTGCGTCTGCCGCTCCGGAAGGTACTGGACATCATGCACCGCTCTGAACTCGGCAAGGAGCTACCGGAGGATTTCACCTTTGAGTTCAATCCGCTGTGGCAGATGTCAGACGTTGACCGCTCGACAGTGGCGGTGAATACCGTTACCGCCATTAGCACCGCGCTGGCTGACGGCTTGATGACACCAAAGGCAGCGATGACAGACCTACGAGAAAACTCGGACGTCACCGGCATTGGTGCATCGATCACTGATGAGGACATCGATAATGCGCAGTCGCAGTATGAGGAGCCTGAACTTGAAACCGGCCCTGCGCCGACGTTCAGAAATCCAGTATCAGAAAAGCCTACTGGGGATAGTCAGTCAGATAAATCAGATCGTAACTGGCTCCTACGATGGTTCCCAGGCAAGCGCTGACACGGTAGCCGATCACCTCATCGACTACTCGCAGGTGCTGGACGACTGGGCGGCAATGGTCGGTCAGAAAATGTTCCTGCAGGTGGAGCGCGAGGAGTGGAACCAGTGGAAATCGGTATCACAGCAGATTTCCGAGGGGCTTCGGGATGTAGTCGGCAACACGCCGATCGGCCAGGTGACACAGGATATCGTTTACCGGCAAATCCAGCTGATGAAGTCCCTACCGCTGGAAGCCGCCGATCGCGTCCGAGAAATCCAGCAGCGCGCCATACAGGCCACGATTCACGGCGAACGCCCCGACGCGCTGTACGAGATGATCATGCAGTCCGGTGATGTAGCGGCCAGTAGAGCAAAGATGATTGCCCGCACGGAGATAGGACGCGCCACGGGCGCACTGACGCAGGCTCGAGCGCTGGCGGTTGGTTCTGATGGGTATTGGTGGCGCATTGAAGGCGCTGGCACGCGACCATCGCATAAAAAAATGCGGGATAAGTTCGTTTACTGGCACAACCCGCCGACGCTGGACGGCATGACCGGTCACGCCGGATGTCTGCCGAATTGCAAATGCTGGTCTGAAGTTCACATCCCTGGGCCGAGAAAGTGAAAAATGCGGGCTTCGCTATCAATTCTCGCTGAACTGCAATAGCGGTGAATTGTTGCGAAAATGTTGTAGTGAAAAACGTGGGCTTTCAGCCGAGAAAGTTGAGAGTTTTACGTCTCTCAGCCCGCATTTGCATCGAGTGCCGATCGCGTGGTGCGCAAAAGGTCTATTATGTTAAATACGCCGGAAATCGGCGAAATTATCCCCCTCGATACAGGTCGCGCAAGCGGCCTTTTTTATGCCCGCCATTCAGCAGGTAACCCATGAAATATTTCTTTGAAACCCGACTGGGTGAGACGCGCTATGCGTTGGCTGACGGCTCACTGCTGTGTAAGGACGTGCCGATCGCCCGAACAGGTACGCAAGTCTACTCTGCCAAAGACCTGCCGAACCTGAAGCCGAACGCAGCGGGGGAAATCATCGTCAGGCGCTCGCCAGAGCAGGTATTCGATCCTGCTACGCTGGCTTCGTTTGAAGGGATGAGCATCACAGTGCTGCACCCGGAGGACGCGGAAGGAAACGTTCGCCTGATCAATCCGCAGAACTGGAAAGAGCTGGCGCATGGTCATATCCAGAACGTTAGGCGCGGGACGGGTGACCAATCCGATCTGATGCTGGCCGACATCATCGTCAAAGATGAGTACGCCATCCAGTTGATCGAGGAAGGTCTGCGGCAGGTGTCATGTGGCTATGACGCAGAGTACGAACAGACAGCCCCTGGCGCAGCTGACCAGGTGGATATCACAGGAAACCATGTGGCTCTTGTTCCAAAAGGCAGAGCCGGAAATCGTTGTGCAATTGGAGACAGAGACACAATGGCAACTCAAAAGAAAAGCTGGCTACAGCGCCTTCGTTTCGCCCACAAGACAGGTGACGCGGACACGATGAACGAACTGCTGGAATCTGCTCCGGCAGCCGTAACAGTGGATGAGGGGGATTTGCCAAGCGGCGTAAACCTCAACATCAATCTTTCACCTCAGCAGCCGCTCCCGAATAAAGATCCGGAGATGGGCGGCGAGCCTACCGGCGACAGTGAGGACGATATCAAAACCTTGCTGAAAGCGCTGCTGGCAAAACTCGAAGGGAAGCCAACTGGTGACAATGGCGAAAACCTTGAAGACAAGAACAAAAAAGAGCCTACCGGCGACGGTGAGGAAGACGAAGAAGAAACCACGATTACCGGCGATTCTGCTTACCGTGCGGAAGTCATCGTTCCTGGTATCGACCTCAGCCGCAAGGTGAAGCCAACCGCCTTTAAACGTGACGTGCTGGCCGCTGCTGATAAAGCGCTGGTTCGCCAGGTGGTGGGTGACGCTGATATCAGCAAGCTGCCGAAACAGTCGGTCAACATGGCGTTTAACGCCATCTCTGAGATTGCGAAAGGTCGCAATACCCGAGAAATCACAGGTGACGCGCAGCGCCTGAATCTTGGCCCCCAAAACATCTCCGCCCTGAACAAGCAGAACGCCGAATTCTGGTCTAACCGAAAAGGATAAAACAATGACTGCATACCTGTACCGGATGCCTGTGGGCATTGCCGGGGCTATCTCTCGCCCGCAGGATTTGACCGTAGAGCCGGTAATCCTCAAATCCGCCAATGCCTTCCCTGCTTATGGTCTGGCCGGGAAGATCGACGCAGACGGCTTCTTTGTGCCGCTGGCTGACGGCGACACCGCCGACAAAGTGAAAGGCATCTATGTCCGTCCTTACCCAACCACGTCGCAGCCTGACATGGTTCGCCAGGTAGGCACCGACAAGAACTTCCCGGGCGATGCAATGAAGCGTGGCTACATGACGGTTAACGTTGGCTCCGATGCCAGCACCATCAAAAAGGGTGCGCCGGTCTACATCGTCGTTTCCCCTGATGCATCTATCAATGTCCCCCTGGGCGGTTTCATGGCGACGCTGGTTGCCGACAAAACCGTTCTGCTGCCTAACGCAGAATTCACTGGCGCCGGCGATGCCGACGGCAACGCTGAAATCTCCTGGAAGATTTAAGGAAAAGACGAATGATTACTTTTGATCAGGCAACCGTTGATAGCTCCGGTGCGTTTCTCATCGGCGAGCTGGAGCGCCTCGACCAAACGCTGAACTTGCCGCTGGTTGGCTATACCTGGAGCCGTGATATTCAGCTGCGTGAAGACGTGTCGATTGCTGATGACATTTCCAGCTGGACAAACACCAGTTTCGGCGCAGCCGGTACTGGCGCAAACCCGAACGGCAAGAACTGGATCGGTAAAGACTCTACCGCCATTGCGGGTGTGAACGTCGATATCGGTAAAGACGGCAACCCGCTGAACTTGTGGGGCATGGAATTGGGCTGGACTGTTGTTGAACTGGCAGCAGCACAGCAGGTAGGCCGTCCGATCGATACCCAGAAATACGAGGGTATGCAGCTCAAGTGGCAGATGGACAACGATGAGCAGGTTTACATCGGCGATGATTCACTGGGGCTGAAAGGGTTGACCAACCTGGTCGGCGTTACGCTGAACAACGCGCCGAAGACCTGGGCGGCATCCACCAATGACGAAATTCTGGATAGCGTGAACAGCATTTTGTCGAATGCCTGGGCAGCATCTGGCTATTCCGTTGTGCCTTCTGACCTGCGTATTCCGCCTGAGCAGTATTCTTTGCTGGCGAGCCGCAAGGTTTCCGAGGCAGGCAACATGTCAATGCTGAGCTATCTCTCGGTTAACACCATTGCATATCATCAGAACGGCGTGCCACTGGAGATCAAGGCCGTCAAATGGCTGAAGAAACGCGGTGTTGGTGGCAAGGATCGCATGGTGGCTTACACCAACGACAAGAAATACGTCCGCTATCCGCTGGTTCCTCTGCAGAGCGTGCCTATTCAGTATCGCGGCCTGTACCAGATCGCCACTTACTACGCCAAGCTGGGTGCGGTTGAGCCGGTGTACAAAGAAACCCTGTCCTACGTGGACGGCATCTGATCACCAGAACGGCCCCGCAAGGGGCCTGAAGGATTACCGAAATGACAAAAGAAAAGCTGGTTACGATCCACGTACACACCCCATTCAAACTCACTCACGCGGATAACTCGGTGCAGGAATTCGGCAAGGGGCGCCACAACGTTCCCGAGTCTGTGGCCGCTCACTGGTTTGTCGAAGCGCACACCGAAGCATTGGGTGATTTCACCCCGCCAAATCTCGACGAAGCCGGCGCGCAGCGCATTGCTGACCTGGAAGGCAAGGTTACCGAACTGCAGCGGCTTCTGGAGATTGAAAAGGACAAGGTGGTAGAGCAAACCGAACAGCTGCAGGCAGCTGCTGCCGGCCTGGTTGAGCGCAACGAACAAATCACCGCGCTTAACGCCCAGGTGGCGGATCTGACCGCACGACTGGAGAAATCCAATGGAGCAGCCAAGAAATAAGTCACTGCCAACGTCGGCAGACTTTCGCCGCGACTTCCCGCAATTCACTGATGCCGTCACCTACCCAGAAGCGCAGATTCAGTTTCGCCTTAACCTGGCTGACATCCTACTGAGCGAGAAAGTTACTGGCGCCAAAATATTCCCCTATCTGGTGGAGCTATTTGTGGCCCATTACATGGCGCTCTTTGCTCAGGATCAGCGGTCTGCAGCGGCCGGCGGCGCGGGCGGTGCATCCAGCGGTGTCCAGACATCAAAATCGGTTGATAAGGTCAGCGTGAGCTATGACGCAAGCGCGACGCTTAACCCTGATGCTGGATTCTGGAACAACACGCGCTACGGTGCGGAGTTCTGGCAACTGATCACGATGTTCGGGGCAGGCGGCCGGCAGCTATGAAAAGCGGACTCAAGGTCAGGAAGGACAATGCCGAAACGGTGCTGTCGTCTTTGCGCTCGCTTTCAAAAATGGATGTGCTGGTGGGCATCCCAGAGGCTAACGCAACGCGGGAAGATGGCGAGAGCCTGAACAACGCGGAGATCGGCTATCTGCAATCTACCGGCGCCACGGTGCAGCTTGGCGGCCAAACTGTCACGCTGCCACCGCGCCCGTTTCTGGATATGGGGATCGAAGACACCAAGCCGCGAACCACTGAGCACCTGAAATCGGCGGCCGTGGCTGCGTTGAACGGTAAAACGGAGGCGGCGCAGCGGGAGCTTGAAAGTGCTGGCCAAATTGCGCGGGATGGCGCAAAAGCGGTCATTGGTGCCGGTGACAGGCTTCACCCTCTCTCTGAGATGACGAAGGCTAACCGGCGCGCCAGGGGCATTCCCGGCGACAAACCGCTCTATGCTCACGGCTATCTGCTGCGCTCAATCACTTACGTGGTAAGGAGTAAATAATGCCACTTCTTGACGTGACCGAGGTTCTTCTTGACCCTGACTTTTGCGACGCGACGCTGGTTTGCAAACGTCAGGTGCAAAGCAGGGATGAGGATAACTTTGTAACTAACGCCACGCAGGAAATACCGTTTGCTGGCGTGGTAACGGTAGATCGCTCACTGGAAGCGCAGCGAATGATTGCCGGGCAAAACATTGCCGGCGCCATTCTCATCGTGACGCAATTCCGGCTTACGCGCGGTAATCGTGATGGATTAGATGCCGATATCGTGCCGTATGAGGGGTATAGCTATCGTGTAACGAAGGTTGACCCGTATACGCGCTATGGCGCTGGGTTTGTGCAGGCTCATTGTGAATTGCTTGATGAGGCGTAGGCCATGAGTAATGACAGCACAGCGCCTGGATACCTGACGCCGGTCAGTGATGGGCCAACCTACGACGAAGCGCTGGAGCGCCAGATCAGTCGGTGGATCCGTGGTGTCACCGGCATGGATAAAGACAAAGTTTATCCGCGCTGGACTGACCCGCAACCGCAGATACCGAAAAACGGCACCACCTGGTGCGCATTCGGCATTACCGGTGTACAGGAAGATGCCAACCCCGCGTATATCCAGGGCGCTGAAAACGCCGAACAATGGTCGCACGAAACCATCGATATTCTGATGTGCTTCTATGGCCCGCAGGGAATGACGGTAGCAACCCGTTTCCGTGATGGCCTGTTTGTCTCGCAGAACAATGACGAGCTGAAAAACAGCGATCTGACCCTGCTCGACTGTGGGCGGATATTCAACCTTCCAGAACTCATCAACAACCAGTGGGTGCGCCGGTATGACATCGCCGTGCGCCTGCGTCGCAAAGTGATCCGCGAGTACGGCATCAAGTCGCTGGTGGAAGCACCGGTTCAATTCTTCGGAGAATAATCTATGTCACAGGGCTTACCTGTATCGAACATCGTCAATGTGACGGTGAATATGGCGCTGCGCGCTGCACAGGGGCGCAACTTTGGCGCGCTGCTGATCGTCGGTGGCTCTGATGTCATTGACGGCAGTCAGCGCATGCGCAGCTATTCTGGCATTACCGACGTCGGCGCGGATTTCGGTATGGAGGCGCCGGAGTACAAGGCCGCTAACCTGTATTTCCAGCAGACGCCGCAGCCGCGCACGCTGTACATCGGCCGCTGGATTAAAGAAGACCAGGCGGCGCTGTTGCGCTGTGCCATTCTGACGCCGGCGCAGCAGGCGATCAGCACCTGGGCATCGGTGACCGATGGCGCGATGAAAATCAGCATCGACGGCACCAACAAGACGATCACAGCCGTGGATTTCTCAGCAGAAACCAACCTGAACGGCGTGGCCGCGCGGATAGCGGAGAAGCTGACCACAGCTAATGTGACGTGGGACGCAGTGAACAGCCGATTTATCATCACCTCAAAATCGACCGGCGCATCGTCGGCGGTGGGGTATGGTTCGGCTAACACGACCGGCACGGACATCTCGGCAATGATGGGGGCGGTGCAGAATGCCGGCGCGCTGGCTATCCCGCGTTCCGCTGCTGAAAATATTCAGTCCTGCATCTACAAACTGGCCGACATGTCTACCGGTTGGTATGGCCTGCAGATCGCCGACACATCGCTGAGCGATGACGAGGTGATCAGCGTGGCGGCCTTTATCCAGTCCGATGACGTTTCCCGCATCTTCGGTTACACCACGCAAAACACCGGCGTGCTGGATCTGGATAACGAGAACGACATCGCCAGCAAGCTGAAAAACGCCAAATACGGTCGCACCTTCATTCAGTATTCCAGCGCGAGCCCGTATGCCTCGGCGTCCATCTTCGGGCGTGCGTTTACCGTGAATTTCCTTGGGAACAACACCACGATCACGCTGAAATTCAAGCAGCAGCCAGGAATTGCGGCGGAAACGCTGACACAGACGCAGGCCAAGACGCTGACGGCGAAAAACTGCAACGTGTTCGTCAACTACGACAACGACACGGCGATCATCCAGGAAGGCCTGATGTGCAACGGCGATTTCTTCGACGAGCGCCACGGCCTCGACTGGCTGCAGAACTACGTGCAGAACAACCTCTACAACGTGCTTTATACCAGCACAACTAAAGTGCCGCAGACCGATCCTGGCATCACGCGCTTGCTGACCAGCGTCAACGGCTCACTTGAGCAGGGCGTCACTAATGGCCTGATGGCACCTGGCGTGTGGAATGGCGACCCAATCGGCAACCTGGCTACCGGTGAAACGCTCACCACGGGTTATTACACCTACGCGCCGCCTATCGCCAGCCAGGCGCAGGCAGATCGAGAGGCACGTAAGGCACCGGTGATCCAGTGCGCTATAAAATTGGCCGGCGCCGTACATTTCGCCGACGTCATCATCAACGTAAATCGATAAGGGGCAAAAATGTCTACTTACAGCTTCTTGGATTATTCCGCCTCTATCGTCGGCCCCGGTGGTGCATTCGATTTGGGCTATGGCTCGGGCAACGCCGAGGAAGGCATGACTGTCACGATGGTTGAAGCGAAGAACACCATGACCATCGGTGCCGACGGATCCGTGATGCACAGCCTGCACGCCGGTAAAGGTGGCACGATTACGGTGACGTTGCTCAAAACCTCGCCGACCAATGCGAAACTGAGCGCGATGTATAACGCCCAGTCGCTCTCTTCTGCTACCTGGGGCAATAACGTGATCGTGATGCGCAACAGCGCCAGCAACGATGTTTGCACCGCGCGCTCGGTCGCGTTCCAGAAAATCCCCGACTGGCAGAACGCCAAAGACGGCGGCACTGTGTCCTGGGTATTTGACGCCGGCCTGGTCGATCAACTGCTCGGCACCTTCTAAGGAGTGATGCATGGAATTTGAAATTAAGGGCGTGCAGTATCGCGCGGCCAAACTTGACGCATTCGCTCAACAAGATGTGGCTATCGCGTTGGCGCCGGTTTTATCCGGCCTTATCCCGTTGCTGAAAGACATCATGGCCGGTAATGGGAAGTCGCTGCAGGAGGATAAAAACCGCCTGTTTGACGAGATCATTCCGCTGGTGGTGAAGGCCATCGGCCAGCTGAGCCGGGAAGGCCGCGCGGAGATCAACCATGCTTGCCTGTCTGTGGTACAGCGCCAACAGGGTAAGGCTTGGACAAGAATCTATGAGCCAAGTCAGCGTGTGATGATGTTCGATGACCTCAACGGACTGGATCTGGTGAAAATCGTCGGCAACGTGGTGCGGGACTCCCTCGGTGATTTTTTTCCCGCACTCCCCGTGAGCGACAGCAACGCGGCCCAGGGATCAGCCTAGCGCTTGAATCGCTGGCAAAGGGGCGCAGTTATCTGCTGCGCCCGGTACATGCCCGCATGTGCAGCTATGAGTCGCTTAAAGACGGCACGCTGTCACTGGCTGATATTGCGCTGATGAATGAGTCGCTTGATGTTGAGGCGGAAAATAATTACCTGATAAAAAAATGGCAGGCAGAAAATGAATGCTGAAACCATCAAGGACTTCCTGATCTCGCTGGGGTTCGACATCGACGAGGCCGGCGGACGCAAGTTCGAATCGGTGGTTTCCGGCGTCACGATGAATGCGATCAAGATGGGGGCCGCAGTCGAAGCGGCCGCGCTGACCATCGTCGGGTTCACGACCAAGATCGCCAGCAGCCTCGACCGTCTCTATTGGCAGTCTCAGCGCACCGGCGCGACGGCGAACAACATCAGGGCTATCGGCTATGCCTTCAGCCAGGCGGGCGGCAGCGTGGAGGGGTTCAACGGCACGCTGGACAATCTGGCGCGCTTCCTGCGTTCGACGCCAGGCGCAGAGGGATTTCTGCGTAATCTGGGTATTCAGACGCGAGACGCGGCCGGCAATCTGCGTGACACTGCCCAGTTGGTGACGCTGGTCGGCGACAAACTGGCGAAAATGCCGTACTACCGTGCCAACCAGTACGCGCAGATCCTCGGCATTGACGAAAGCACGTTGCTGGCAATGCGGCGGGGTGTGAAGGGATTCACCTCTGATTATCAAAGCATGCTGCAGGCGACAGGGTTCGATTCCCAGAAAGCGGCCGAGCAGTCGAACAAGTTCATGACCCAAATGCGCGGGCTGGCGAATCTGTTCGGCATCATGCGCGACAAAATCGGCGGTAATCTTGCCGGCGGACTGGCCGGGAATCTCGAAAGCTTCCGCAAAAATATCCTCCTCAACTTCCCCAAAATAGAGGGGACGATCACCGCCGTGCTGAAAAAGGTGCTTTCACTGGCCGATAGCATCATGACGCTGGTTTATCGGGGCGTGCAGGGCGCCGGCGATCTCATGAGGTGGTGGGATCGACTGGATGATACCACCAAGGGGTTGATTAAGGTGCTGGGCGGCCTGCTGTTAGCCTGGCGCATGCTGAATAGCGCGTTCCTCACTTCCCCGATCGGCATGGTCACGGCGCTCATTGCTGCGCTGGTGGCGCTCTATGACGATTATCAGGTCTGGAAAGAAGGCGGCGACAGCCTGATCAACTGGGGGAAATGGAAGCCTGAAATCGACGCCGCGATGAAGGGGATAAAAGAGCTTCGGGATTCCATATTCAGCGTCGGGCAGGAAATCGCCAAGCTGCTGAACATCGACCTGAAAAGCTGGTCGCTGAAAGGTGACATTGCCGACTTAACGAAGCAATTCGGCGAGTTCGGCAAGATGATGACGATGATCGGCGATCTCATCAACGCGCTGAAGGACGGAAACTGGAGCGAGGTTGGCAGGCTTGGCAAGGCGTTGCTTAGCCAGGGGCAGGGAAATCCTGACGCGTTGCCTGCTGTCACCGACAGCGCGAACAGCGCCGCCGATTGGGTTAAGGACAAAACAGGCTTCGACCCGCGCAGCGTTGGGCAGTGGATACGCGGTCAGTTCTCAGGCGCTAACGAGCCGCGCGGCATCCGCAACAACAATCCCGGCAACCTGAACTACGTCGGCCAGAACGGCGCGACGCTGGAAGATCACGCCACACCCCGATTTGCTCGATTCAATTCTGCTTTTGAAGGGTTCGCGGCGCTGGGTAAGCAGATCAAGGCGTACTACAACGGGACGTCAAAGGCCGCAGGTTATCAGAAGCTGCAATCTGTCGAGGACATCATCAGCCGCTTTGCGCCGGCCAGCGAGAACAACACCCAGGCCTATATCAACAAGCTGAGCAAAATGCTCGGCGTTGGTCGGGGTGACTCGCTGAATATTCAGGATCCGCAGGTGCTGGCAACACTGATGAATGGCATCACGCAGATTGAGAACGGCAAAAACCCCTACGCGCCGGAAATGGTGCTGAAGGCGGCTCAGTCGGCCGTTGGCGCTGGTGGCTCGAATAGCTCCGTGTTCAACATCAACGTGCAGGGCGGCGGAGATCCACGCGAAACAGCACGCCTGACCGGGGACGCGGTTGAGGGCGTTTACCGCCGGCAGACACGCAACATGCAAACGCAGGTGGGCTGATGGATATTTTATCTGTGCTGTTCTCACAGCAGCGGCGCCGCATCGGAATTATCGTGCCGAGCGTGGCAATCAGCGAGAAGCACATGGACGCGACGGAAATCACCGAGCACCCCGTGGAGCTCGGCGCGCCGACAAGCGACCATGCGTATGATCGCCCCGCCGAGGTGACGATGGAGCTGGGGTTTGCCAGCGGCGGATCGCTGATAGACGGGATCGACACGACCGAGATTTTTAACGTCAGTACCGGTTTATCGCTGGGCACCAGCCCGGCGGACGTCTATCAGCAACTGCTGGAGCTGAAAAAAAGCAAAAAGCCGTTTGCCGTGACAACCGGTAAGCGGCAGTACCAGAACATGATGATCCGCGCTATCGAGGTGCTGACCGACAAAACCAGCGAAAACGTGCTGATGACGACGCTCACCCTGCGCGAACTCATCATCACCGAAACGCAGAAGGTGACGACCACGCCGGCGGAAAACATGCAATCGCCCCAGGACACCGGCGGCGTGAGCAACACAGGGCTGAAAAACCCGACCACACCGGAAAAGCAGCAGAGCATTTTAAAGTCTGCGGGAGGCTTCCTTGGCATTGGTTGAAATCCCCCTTACGCCGGTATCTCAGCAATTCGCTATCCAACTGGCCGGCGTGCAGTACCAGCTTACGCTGATGTGGCGCGATATGGCCGGGTGGGTACTGGATATCGCGAGCAACGACAGAACACCAATTATTCAGGGGATCCCGCTGGTGGCAGGTGCTGACCTATTGGCGCAGTATCGTTATCTGGGGATTGGTGGTCAGCTGTTCGTGATGTCCGATCCCGCCGTGCTGGCCCCGCCGACGCAGACCAACCTGGGCATTGAGTCCCATCTCTACTTTCTGACCAACTGACCGCCTCCGGGCGGTTTTTTTATGGGGCGCCTATGACCACTAACTGGATGCGAAAATGCAGCCTTATCGTGGCGAACGATGCCGGGGAAGGGCTGGAGTTATCCGGCCTGAAAATCAGCTTCAACATCAGCAGGCCCGACATCAGCTACCCCGCCACGGCGATGTTCAAGATTTACAACCTGAGCCGGAACACCAACAGCCGGATCAGGCAGAACGAATTCACGCAGATAAAGTTTGTCGCCGGCTACCAGGACAATTTCGGGCTGATTTTTTCCGGGCAGATCCAGTATTCCTACAGCGGGCGTGAAAACCCGACCGACACCTACGTGGTGATCCAGGCGGCCGACAGTGACCAGGCGCATAACTTCGCGGTGATGAACACCACGCTCGCAGCCGGGTACACGCAGCAGGACGTACACACCGCGCTGATGAAGCCGATCGGGGTTTACGACATCGTCGCCGGCGCTACGCCGGAATTTTCCACCACCAAGGCACCACGCGGTAAACCGATGTTCGGCATGCACAGGGATGAAGTTTCCAGCCTGGCGGCGCAGTGCAAGGCAACATGGCGCTATGAGAACGGGCGCCTGCAGATGGTGCCGGAAAACGCCTATCTGGCCGATGCTATCGTGCTGAACGCGCAGACGGGCCTGATCGGTATGCCTGAGCAAACCATTAACGGCGGCATCAACGTGAAATGCCTGATTAACCCGAATATCCAACTCGACACGCTGATCCGCCTCGATAACAAATCGATTAACCAGGTCGGCCTGTCCAACCAAGAGATCGCCACTGGCAGCACTGCGGGCGCCTCCGTACAACAGCCGGCAGTCCTGGACATGGACGGTGACTATATCGTGAAGAACATCGCCTATTACGGCGACACGCGCGGCAACGCCTGGTATCAGGACATGATCTGTATAGCCAAGGGTGGCGCGGGGCTGCTGAACCAATCAACTATCCGGGCAGGAGCATAACGTGGTAACGAACAACGAACGCCAGGACTCCCCCGAGCTGGTGCTGAAAGCCGTGGCCGATTCGCTCAGTACCAGCCTACGGGTGGCAATGCCGGGCATCATCCAGTCTTTCGACGCTGGCGCGGTAACTGCCACGATCCAACCGGCCGTAAAAGCCTCTGTGCGGCAATCTGACGGCGCCTTGTCATCGGTGGCGCTGCCGCTGCTGGTAGATGTTCCAGTCGTGTTCCCGCGCGGCGGAGGCGTCACGCTGACGTTTCCTGTGGCCGCCGGCGATGAGTGCCTTGTCGTTTTCGCCGACCGCTGCATTGATTACTGGTGGCAGAGCGGCGGGGTGCAGGAACCCGTAGACCAGCGCCAGCACCATCTTGCGGACGCTTTCGCAATGGTCGGACCGCAGTCGCAAGCGAATAAAATCAGCGGTATCAGCACTACAACCGCGCAGCTGCGCACCGACGACGGCGCCGCATTTATCGAACTCGACCCAGGTAGCCATGCCGTTAACGTCACCACGTCCGGAAAACTGACCGCCAGCGCCCAGGGGGGCACAGAGATCAACTCACCGGAAATCGTGCTCAACGGCAACGTGACGATAAACGGCAACCTGTCGCAGGGCATGGGCGCAGATGGCGGCACGGCGACGATGCTGGGGCCGGTGAACGTGACCAACGACGTAAAAGCCGGTGGCATCAGTCTGCAGACGCATAAACACAGCGGCGTAGAAACTGGCGGCGGACAGACAGGAGGCCCGGAGTGAAGTACCGCAAAGAGGACGAGAACGGCGATTACACCTTTGGCCAGGGTGACAACACCTTTTTGGAGAACACCCCGGAGGCGGTCGCGCAGGCAGTGAAAACGCGTTTTGAGCTGTGGACGGGCGAATGGTTTCTCGATGTGACCGACGGCACGCCGTATCGCGAGACGATACTCGGCAAGCACAAATCAGCCGCCTACAACATGGCTGTGCGCGAGCGGATCCTCGGCACGCAGGGCGTGATCGAAATACTCGAATTCACCACGGAATATAACCCCGATACGCGCCGCGTGACGTTCACCGCGACCATCAACACGCTGTACGGCGAAACGACTGTAACCAGCGAGGCATAATGCTAAATCTCGATACGCTAGGGCTTGCGGCCAAGGTGACCGCGAGCGGGATCAGCGCGCCCGATTATCAGACGATACTCAACACGCTGACTGGTTATTTCCAACAGATTTACGGTGACGACGTCTATCTGGAATCAGACAGCAAAGACGGCCAGATGCTGGCTATCTATGCTCGCGGCATCCATGACGTTAACAACATGGCGATCGCCGTCTATAACTCGTTCAGCCCGGCAACGGCGCAGGGCCGCGGCCTGGCCTCCAACGTGAAAATTAACGGCATTTCGGTAACGCCGGCGTCTCGCTCCACTGCTGATGTGCGGATCGTGGGACAGGTTGGCACACCAATTACCAACGGCACAGTGCGCGACAGCAACGGCATCAGCTGGTCATTGCCTGCCAGTGTTGTCATCGGCATTGATGGCACGGTGACCGTGACCGCGACATGCCAGATTGATGGCGCTATCGTGGCGCCTGCCGGCAGCATTACCGAGATCGGCACCCCTACGCGCGGCTGGCAGTCGGTAACCAACCCAGTGGCCGCAACCGCTGGGCGAAAAGTGGAGACGGACGCAGAGCTGCGTCAGCGCCAAGCTAAATCCGTAGCTATCCCATCACTGACGGTGCTAGATGGCATTATGGGCGCCGTTGCGACGTTGGACGGCGTAGAGCGATATCGTGGTTATGAGAACGACACCAGCGTAACAGACGCCAACGGCTTGCCGCCACACAGCATTTCGCTTGTTGTTGCCGGCGGTGACGTGGCTGCGATCGCCAAAACCATAGCCACGAAGAAAACGCCAGGCGGCGGCACCTATGGCACCACCACGATCGACGTTACCGACAAATACGGCATCGTGCATCCGATCAGCTTCTTCCGCCCGACCAGCGTTGATATTTACGCGCGCGTCGAGATCAAGGCGCTGCAGGGCTACACGTCTGCGGTCGGCGAGGAAATCAGAACGGCTGTTGCGGCATACATCAACGAAATCGAGATCGGCGATCCGGTATACCTGACGCGTCTATTCCTGCCTGCCAACCTGAACGGCAGCGCGGACAGCGTAACGTTCGACATTACCGACCTGCAGATCGGCACCTCACCGGGTAGCCTGGCGCCGGCAAACGTCGTTATTGGGTTCAACGCAGTAGCTGCCTGTGCGCCGGCGAATGTCGAAGTGGTGGTGATCCCATGAGTGAAACAAAATACCAAAAGCTCATCACGTCCTATCACAAGCACAAGCCGAAATTTTACGACCATATCTCCCTCATCACCCAGCCCCTGATCGACGTGCAGAACGCCACAGCGAAGCTGATTGACGATTTCGACCTTGATAAAGCCGTAGGCGTGCAACTGGACGCTGTTGGCTTGTGGGTAGGGATAGGGCGGAAGATCGCGACGCCAATCACCGGCGTCTATTTCTCGCTGGATGATGAGGAACTGGGTTTTGATGCCGGATTGTGGCGCGGGCGATTCGATGCCGGCGGCTTCACTGAACTGGACGATGACACCTACCGAACCATCATACGCGCGAAAATAGCGGCCAACCATTGGGACGGCACCACTGAGACGCTCAGTGACGTCTACCAGATTATTTTTCCAGACGGGAAAACGAAGATTTTCGCCGTCGATAACTTCGACATGACGATGTCCGTTTACATCACCGGCGAGCGCATTACACCGGTCATGAAAGCTGTGATCGAACTGGGATATCTGGATATCAAACCGTCAACTGTCCGCATCAAAAATTACACCATCACCACCGAGTCGGGGCCGCTGTTTGGCTTCGACATCGATAATGAATTTATCTCCGGCTTCGATAAGGGCGCCTGGGGAACACTGCTGGGAGCAACGCATGGCTAAGAACGAGTTTTTACCCTTCGGCACAGCGGCAAACGCCAACGTTTTACCGAATGCTGACTATCAGGCGCTGCCGGCGCGCTCGGCGGGCTTCGGTCCGGGCGTAGCGAAGTCCGAGGAACTCAACACTGTATGGCGCCAGGGCTCGACAATGGCCGCTGTGCTGGGGCAGTTTATCGCCGATAAAACCGGACAGGATGTGCTGGATGATGGGAATATTGCAGGGTTGGCTAGTCAGTTGGGAAGCGCCTTATCGCTGTTTACATCGCTTACTGGCGTGATCGATAAAAACGGGTACATCTCGATTCCAGTGAACATTTCAGGGACGATAAAAAATCTCCTGATCCAGTGGGGAAGCGGGGTTATTTCTGCATCCACAGGAACTGCTAATTTCTCTATACCATTCAATACAACACCATTTATAGTAATCCCTCATAAAATCACAAGTGATAACCGATATGTAACTTCAACTAATTATACAAAAACAGGATTTCAGTTAAACGCATGGAGCCCTACTAGTGATAATGTAAACATTGATTCTTATTCTTACATTTCAATAGGGTGGTAGCTTTCGTTTTGTTACGGTGAGTCTCAAGCCGTCCGCCGAAAATCATGGCTATGAATTGGCGGGCGGCCTCGATTAAAATCTTTAATTCTTATGATTGGTTTTTGTTATTGACTCATAAAATAGCTCACCTAATTTTACTATTCCATCCGTATCGTAATGAAGATTGTCAGGGCCTTTGGATAAAGAGTCGCAATCAAACCATGAGTAACCATCAATACTCACTGTTTCTTGTGCCTTCCTTACAATTGGAGTGAATGGGAACTGATCTATAGGCGATGTTATTCTACAAACAGAAAATGCAAGATTTTGATTGCTAGTTTCTTTTTTTAAGTTAACTATCAGACTTTCAAGCCTGTGCTTGTATTCCTCTGCCTTTTCTTTTGTAGAGCCATCACTTTCTCCCTGCATCCATAAGACCCCTTGGATTTGTATTTTTTGGGTTTTCTCTGCCTCACGGATGACGCTTAAAGTTTTCAAATACAACTCACCATTATTATCTGAGTTCCATTCATTTTCAAGAGTGGTGTTTCCGGCTGAAATTTTTATTATTCCGATTTTTCCATGTTCAGACATTTTCTTTGAAAATGAAATTTCAGGGCCAAAACCCTTATCTTCGGTAACTCCAGGAGCAATTGAAACCCACTTGTTATTTTTGTAAAAAAGTGCATTCGGTTGGTTTTTTTGTAATTCGGATGGAAGCTTTGATGCATCAGATCGCATTCCTACCATGTTACTCTGTCCTAGCAGTAAATATACAGGTAAAGGTTGTTTTGTTTTTATGCTTTCATCATGGCAACCGCTAATTACCGCCAAGGGTAAAAGAATTAAAAAACAAATTTTTTTCATGGTTTTGAGAGTGTTTTTATTCACTTAACTTAATCTCCAATATCTATGTAAATTTTTCTAACTACATGATCGGCTATGTGTCGGTAACAATCAAGATCAGTTCGGAGAATCATCTATGTCATCTGAAGGATTGCCAGTTGATGGCGTCGTCGGCACAGACATTGTGCTGGGAACCCGCAGCACACAACAAGCAACAGACGAAGCAAAGAGCAGCCTGTCTGCAGATAGCGCCGCACATTCTGCTGATGCTGCGTTTAAGTTTAGCCGCCAGGCGCTTTCTGCAGCCACCGATGCTAAAGAAGCAGCGGAGAACGTGCAGAACATCGCAGATGCCAATACCTATTACACATCACCAACTGATCCAGACGGCACCATAGCTGGCATTGCAGGTACGCCAGCAGGGAAATCGTTTCGTGTCGCAATCCAAGATGCAACACTATCTGTCGTCGCATTTAATTATTACCTGAATAATAACGGTATTGCGGAATTCATTACATCATATCCAAACAAACGTTATTTAGACATGGTAAACGAGCTTGCAAAGTCTACAGATAGTAGAACGGAAGGGCTTAAAACAGAATCAGATTCCGTTTATCCTTTCGAGTTTGTAGATAAGGAAGGGAAAGGTTTGCTATTTTCAGATGACAGTGGAGTAATTAACGCTCCTGGAGGCATAAAGTCAAAAAGTATGTCCGTAGAACAATTCTCTCCAGTAAGCATCACCACTCAAAGTATCACTGCAGAATCCGAGCCTGATGATATTTATCCTCTTGCAGAAGTAACACCAGACGGAAGGGTTTTATTTGCTACAGATCCGAAAAGTGGGCGAAAAATCTATCTGGGAGAACCACTGCACAACCACCGAGGCCCGTTGTCCGGTGATTGTTTTGTTATTGGTGACTCATTGTCAGCGTTTGGCGTTGCGTGGTCGGGAGACAATAACACGGGAGAAAATCGCGCTCCATGCCTGAACGATAAAGGCTTCTACACGTGGGCGATGATCCAGTCTCTTGGCAGAATTCGAGTAACGGGCGTTTCTGCAACTGGCGGCTTTTCTGTTCAGCAAATATTGAAAACACACCTCAAAAGTGCAATTGCAGCCAATCCAACATTCTGCGCAGTCTTGGGCGGCCGTAATGATGTGATAAACATCAATAACGACATTGATATCGACCAGCAGACTATACCTGCATTCGAAAGAATTTTTAGGGGGTTGCGGTGGGCCGGTATTATCCCTGTCGTGTGTACGATGGCGGCACAGAGTAACCAAAGTGATGACGTTCGCCGAGCAAAAGAGCATAAGATCAACAACTGGCTGAGAGCATATGCACGCGCTTATCGATTACCGTTAGTGGACTTCCATCGTTTCACTGTGGAACCTCTTACTGGTGGGTGGATTTCTGGCTATAACCGGGATGCCTCTCACCCCACGGGCGAAGGTGCTAAGGCAATGGGTAAAGCAATGGTAGACGGGTTGCTCCACTGGACGTCTACGACCTGGCCAGCACGCGCAGATGAGCAAGTTACAGCAGGACTAACGGCTAATTTGCTGGCAAACCCTCTTTTCTTAAACAACGATGGAACTAACCCCACGGACTGGACGATCACCACGGCAGGTACAGCATCAATCACGCAAGACGCAGCAGTAAAAGGGAATGTATGGAGTTTTTCGAATCACTCTGCAAGCCTTGCCGTTACCGCAATTCCTGGCCGTCGTTATCAGTTCGGCGTATTCATGAAGACGATGGGGTCAACCTTATTTGAGTGCTATGCGTTATCTGGAGATGCAGACTCTACAACCCATCTCGCAGGTGTCAGAAAGTGGGGGACGCCAACAGATGGATGGGGTTATTTCTGTTACGAGTTTCTTGTCCCCGCCGGCACTCCTTCTATCACACTTAAAATAAATTCTGCGACATCACAGTGTTCAATTGCGCAGATCAGCCTAATTGAAATTGCGGAGATTTGATTATGCGTATTATTGTAAATGCTGTCGTTGATAATGATGATTTGCCGGTGATTAACCCTGCAGCTGGGCTTTTAAGTCCCACCTTGCTTGCAGGCTATAAGATGCTAAATAATCAGGACTTCAGCGGTAATGGTAATCATTTTACATGGGCTGGTACATTTGATAACGTCGGAGCCGTACTGACAAATGACGCAAACCATATAATTACAACACCTGTTATGGAACGAGATGACATGACAGTAATAATTTGTCAGAAAATCCCGTCAAGCAGCCCTCCTGCATCGATATTGAACAACCTTAACTTAAGTGGGAACCCATATCAGGGCGTTAGACTGACAAAATCTGGCGCTGCTGGATCAACTAATGGTCAGTTTGATGTGGCAAAAAATACCAATGCACTGACAGCGGTAAGTGTTGGAATTGATAATGGATGGATGATCAAGGCGTACACATGGAATAATTCAAATCTGCGCATTATTCAACATGCCGGTGGGTTCACCGATTTTGCTCTAACGAGCAGGACAAAAGGAACCTCTAATCCATTCAGGCTTAATGGCATCCCTTCAAACATTGGTGGCGGTTCTATCACAAGTGGTGCGGCTAGCGGATATCTTGGAACAGTGTTGTTCTACAACGAATATATGGATGTTAGTAAGGCTGTTGCATACATGGATATCGTTGCGCAGATCATGGCTATGCGAGGTGTAACTGGGGTGTAATTATGCGACAGGCAGCACTAGCGCTGCCTTCTCCAATCCCACTCAGCGTGCAACCAGATGAGCAGCATGACAATACTAGAAATAAACAAACTGTCTGGCCATCTGGTTGTGCCTGTGTAAATAGAAATTGCAGACATCAATGCTGCTAGGCGGACGAGAGATTTTATGAGCATGAGCCTTCCTTGTGATAGTGCCCATATGTTGTAGCTTGCCTATCAATCCATCAAATTGGTTTTGTAGATCAATTTCTCTCTATCGATCGTCAAAAACGATCGCATTTCTAACTATTTCGCCTCGGACGCATTGGGATTGTAGCGGTATCAAATTTTAACGCTGCATCAACGGCTTTGCCCTGGGTTTCGAACGGCGTTTCTGATACGAGGGGCCAGCGCCCTTTATGCCAAACATAAAGCCAGTGCTGCTGCTCCTCATCTTCTCTTATTGCGAACATCTGAGGACTATTATGTTCTGGTTCTGGGTATCTGTCGTTTTCGTTGAGAATGAATATCTGTCGGCCGGCGAGGGTGATGCTGCCCAT